GGATGGAAGCCTAGGTCATACCTCGCTAATGACGGTAAGTGGTACAGCTACGATGGCCTTGGTCCTATTTCTGATTGGATCGCTGCAGTAGCTACAACTATGGATCATTTTGATACTTTAGATCCTCGTGATCTTAGTATCATGTTTCAGAAATTTGGATTTGTGCTTAGCACTACTTTAACTGGTAAGTCTCCACTTGCTGGTGTAGAACCTGTTTTTGATATTTTGCGTGGTAACCCCGCTGCTGCTAACCGTTGGGCTGCTTCCTTTAGTAATAACCTTGCTCCTCTTGGTGGCCTTCGTGCTGAGATTGGACGTATAATGTCACCTTCGCTGAGAGAGCTTGATATGGACTTCAATCAGCTTCTTAGAAACAGGAACAATTATTTAGATGTTATTGATCCTAAAGGCAGCCTTCCTTACAAGACTAACTGGTTAACGGGTGAGAAGATTAACGGAGGAGAGACTTTCTGGGCTAGGGCGTGGAATGCAGTTATGCCGTTCAAATCAAACGGAACTACAAACAAATACGCAAAATTCCTCATGGATATTGAGTATGATGGTCGCCCCACATTTATGACATCTTCAAAAGGTGGTGTTGACTACGATCCAAAAACTAGGGCTGAATTATTTAAATTGATTGGTGAGAATCCATATTTCCGTCAAGAGTTGGATACCATTATGAAAGAAGTCTCTGGCCCTAAGTTTAGGGAAGAAGTAAGGAGAGCCAGATCTAGTGGTGAAGTTGATGCTACAAAATGGCGGAATATCCACTACCAAGTTGATGATGCCTTAAGGATGGCAAAACGCATGGCTGAAATACAATTGTCCAATTACGGGGATATCCGTGAGCAGGAATATCGCACTGTTCTCTCTGATGAAATGAATAAGGGCGGGACTGTATCCCCATTAACCATGCAAAACAAGTAATCCACCAGCCAAATAAACTACTAACACTATGGCTGTTACTTCCAATAGTTACACAGGTAATGGATCTACCACTACCTACTCTTTTACTTTTCCATATTTAGACTTAGTTGATGTCAAAGTGTCTGTCAATGGTTCACTTACCACTGCATTCACTTTTGCTAGTGCTACGTCGGTTCAATTTAATACTGCTCCAGCCAATGGTGCTCAAATTAAAATTTATCGAGATACTGACACTGACACTGTACGCCGTGAGTTTTACGCAGGGTCTACAATTAGGGCTCAGGATTTAAATGAGAATGCTCTGCAATCTCTTTATGTTTCACAAGAAACAGAGAACTATGTAACTAGCCTCGATAACTCTATTGTTGCTGCTACTGCCAACTTAGCTTTGTCTAACTCAGCTACAGCAATTACCACTGCAACAAATGCGGAGACGACTGCAAATGGCATCGCTGCCACGGCTAATAGCGCGTTAAGTACTGCAAACTCAGCAAATACTACTGCTAATACAGCAAACACCACAGCCAACACTGCATCGTCTCTTGCCACCTCAGCGCAGACAACTGCTAATGCTGCAATGCCTAAGGCTGGTGGCACGTTCACAGGGTCTATTACGACTGTCGCTGGCTCAACCATTGCAGGTTATGCTCCTTTAGCATCTCCTACGTTTACTGGTACCCCTGCAGCTCCTACCGCAGCAGCAGGTACGAATACGACGCAATTAGCCACTACTGCGTTTGTAGCTACATCCTATGCGCCTCTAGCTTCCCCTGCTTTAACTGGTACGCCAACTGCCCCAACTGCTTCCGCTGGTACCAACACAACTCAGATTGCAACGACTGCGTTTGTTGCCTCAAATGCAGGAGCAAAGGCTTGGGTCAACTTCAACGGGACTGGTACGATCTCTATTAGAGGTAACCTAAATGTTAGCAGCATAACAGACAACGGGGTCGGTGATTACACTGTAAACTTTACTACCTCGTTGACTGACGCAAATTATGCTGTAGCGTTAACAAACACTTACATGGCGGCAGCTACTGGTTACGCAATGCTCATGAGAGCTGGGTCAGGGACAACTAATACTTATTCGGGTATTACTGCTAGTAGCTGTAGAATTGTTTGCCTTAACGAGGCCGGAGGTGGAACATTTGTAGATCCGCAAGGTGTATTTGCTTCCTTTTTCCGATAATAGCTATGACTACTAAACGCATCATCTACTCTACCCCTCAAGGTGGAGTAGCTATCATTATCCCAACTGATGAACTTTCAATTGAGCAAATTGCAAAGAAAGATGTTCCAGTTGGTTTAAAATATGAATTTATTGACTCCGATCTAATTCCACAAGATCGTACTTTCCGTGACGCTTGGGTTAAAGGTGATCGATGTATCAACCATGACTTGGATAAATGCAAGTCTATTGGCCACAACATTCGTCGTCAAAAGCGATCTGAAGAGTTTGCACCATTAGATGAGATTATTGCCAAGAAAATTCCAGGTCAGTCCCTCACTGATGTAGAAGCTAAACGTCAGGAGATTAGGGACCGATACTCTCGGATTCAAACTAATATAGATGCAGCTAACAGCCCAGAAGAGATTAAGGCTACACTTTCTATTTAAACTATCCACTACTGTATATGATTACTTTGTTTGGTATTAAAGTGTCGTATGAGACGCTTGCATTTTTTGCGCTTTTCATTGCATCTGAATATATCGGTCTCAATAAAAGGATTCGCTCTAACACTGTTGCCCAAGTCATTGTTAAAGTGGCTAGGTACCTTGCCCCGTATCGATCTGAAGACGATCGAATTCGTAGGGCTGTGAAGGGTATGAAGGAATGAGGTATGGTACTGCTTCCAGTTAAGCAGTACTACCTTCAAACTGATAGCAGGACTGATCACGGATATCGAATGTGCTTTAGCTCAACCTGTGCTATGGCCGTTAAGTATCTTAAACCTGACTCTTTAAAAGGTAGTAATGCAGACGACGACTATTTAAGAACTGTTTTTAAATATGGAGATACGACTTCGTATTTATCTCAAATACTTGCTTGCCGAGAATACGGAGTTGTTGCCCAGTATCGGCAAGATGGTAACAAACAAAAACTCCTCTCTGAGATTTCCAATAAGTTTCCAGTAGCTACCGGAATACTTCATAAAGGTCCATCGTCAAAACCCACCGGAAATGGTCATTGGATGCTCTGCATTGGAGAAGATGGTAACAGTGGAGTCTTCAACGATCCCTACGGTGAATTGGATAATATTAACGGTGGATATGTAAAGGTTGGATCTGGTGGTAGTGCTGTAAGGTATAGTTGGGCTAATTGGTTAAGAAGGTGGGAAGTAGATGGACCTAATACCGGCTGGTATATGACATTTCGACCTGCTCAATAGTATCTTTTAATTATGGTACACATAATGTTAGAAGCAATCATAACAGGAGTCTTTACTCTTGTTATTGGCATCGCAGGGGGAGTAATTAGTGTCAGTGGTAAAGCGTCTTCACGTATGAACGTTATCGAAGAAAAAATTACTCAGATTGAGTTGAGAGTTGCTGAAAAGTATGTTCAACGAGAGGAGCTTTCAACTGCACTTAGAAAAATGGAGGATCACATGATCCGCATTGAAAACAAACTAGATCAGATTGTGCTGAGAAGTGGTTAAGAAAAAAGCAACGGAGGACATGTTTAATGAACTCCACAATATTGTCACTCAGGAGTTCCTTAATCGGATTAAATCCGGTGAAGCATCTACTGCTGATCTAAAAGCTGCGGCTGATTGGCTTGCAAAAAATGATATCTCTGGAGTTGCCTACGATGGTAACCCATTAGATAAACTTGCTACTGTTATCCCCAAAATTGATCCTGAGTTAGTTAAAACAAGATTGTACGGTAAATACTGATACAACGCATGATGAGAACATCAGAATACTACAAAGCTAATCCTGATGCCAACAAACGTAGGTTAAAGCAGCAGGCACGTTACAACAAAACTAGAAAAGGTTTAAAGATCCGAACCGATGCTAATGGGTTAAATAGGGATCTTGGAACATATGGCAATGGTGACGGCTTAGATGCCTCTCACACTGGCCCTAACACTGGAAAGCTTGAAAAGGCATCTACAAACCGTCGTAGGCCGCGTACTGGAGTGAAATATGCCTAACTTTGGTACAGTACTCCCTACTGGTGTTAGTTTTAACGATAAAGGTTTACGTTCTCTGCTTCGTGAGTTTGAATCATTTAAGGAACATGCTTATCCCAGTCCAGAAAATGATAACACCTATACTTACGGTTATGGCTTCAAGTTTGATGCACAGAACCGTCCAGTAAAACAAAATGCACAAATCTCTCGACAAGATGCCGAGGCCCTGTTAACAAAGAAAATTATTGAACATGGTTCTAACGTATTTAAGGATCAAGGTTTTAAAAAACTGAACCCTAATGCTCAGGCTGCTGTTCTCTCCTTTGCCTTCAACGTAGGCCCTAATTTCTTTGGTGGTAATAATTTCAACACTATTACCAAAGCAATTAAATCTGGAGATCACTATCAAGTAGCTAAAGCTTTACTTCTATATGATGAACCTGGCAGCAGTCTACATGAAGGTTTAAAGAGGCGTAGAGAAGCAGAAGCACGACTTGCGTTGCAACCATATGCTTCACCAGTTAACAGCACTTTAGCTAATAATTATAGCCGCAAGGATGGAACCAAGGCTGTTCTTAAAGGCAAACCAGTGACATGGAACGCTGCTACAAAGAAGTGGATACCAACCTAAATTATCTATCCACTTAAGTACACGTAAACAATACAGCCGCTCCGAAAGGGGCGGTTTTTTTATGCGTAATGGCAACACGACAAGATATTAAAACTAGAGCCAGAAGCAAGCAATCAAGGGAACTTACTAGAATTCTTGAGGAAGGTGTTTATACAACAACGGATCCTCAAGGCAAATTAAATGTCTTTAGGCAGTACCAAAGAGCTGGTTTAATTCCAAAAAGGTTCAATGATCCAGGTCAATTAATCGGTGAACTGCATGATTTAATTGTAGATCAAAAGCTTTCAAAATTAGAGGCACTAAAGAAACTTGAAGTTACTTTGGGTCGAAGCTTCTTTAACGAACGAGGTAAGATTATTGGTAGGAAGATTCGAGACGCTCTCAGCCCTGAGCTTCAACAGGCTTGGGATATGGCTAATCTTGGATTCACTGCAAAAGATCTGAAAAAACTGGAAGCTTATGATTGGAGTCAGCTTCAAAAACAGTATCAAGAGGTAAGTAGACGACTCGGACATAAGGTTGATATCGGACATTTCACTGCTTCCGCTAGAGGCGCTCCTCAAAATGTTGCTTCTGGTAGTGCTGAGATTGCTGGTGCTAATCAAGCAGCCGGAAGAAGTGCAGAGAATCCAAATCGTCCAATTACTTCCTATGAAGGCGACAATGTGGGTGTAGCCGCAAACAAGGTCTCTGGTATGGCTGAAACAGCATTAAGTACTTTTGATCTTCCTACCAGAGGTGGGCTGAAAGGATCCCCGTTAAACCCATGGGTATCGATTGCTCTTGGGACGAACCTACTTGGAAATAGCTCCAGACTGATTCCACAGGACACCTTGGAGATGCTTAACTGGAATTTCAACGAGTTTGAAAGGCAGGGTCAAAATCCAGTTGCAATGTATGATTACATTAGATCTCAGGGTGGTGATGGGATTAATATTGACGATATGTGGAATGCTGGGTTTGACCAACGTGATTTATCTGAATATCACCCAGATGTTCAAGCAAAAAATGGTGGTCCTGTTACGTCAACAAAACCTCCAGAAGGCTCTGTGCTTGTTCCAAGGAAATCGAATAATCTTGAGTTTGTCTCTGATGGAGGTTCCATCAAAGTTGGGTCTAAATTACGACGTGCAACTGGGTCGGTGCTACCTTTTGTAGGTATTGGAGCGGGAATTATAGCTGCTGCTCAGGACGCTCAAGCTGGTGATATGAAAGGTGCTTTTGGAACGGTAACTGACACAGCTATAGGAGAAGTTCCAGTAGTCGGTGATGTCGTCCAACCTGATGGGCTTGGTGACGGAACCTTAGATGGCTATAAAAACTATCTACTTCAACAACAAGAAGCTGAAAAACGTAGAATTCGATCTGAGCAAGCAAAGAAACGCGGAGGTAACTGGTCAGCAAAAATTGGAAATCTAAAAATTGCTGTACCAGAATTCGGCATCTCTGAATCACTTGGAATTAACTAATGCCAACACCAAAAAAGAAAGCTAAGGAAAAATCAGTACTTGACAAACTTCGTTCCCTCATTGCTCCTGGATATTACGATGGTCAAAACCCTATTGCACGTTCAATAGTCGGTCATGGATTTCGTACCGCTAAGAACTTTGACCTTAGTTTAGCTAAGATTACTGGTGCTCCAGTCGATAGCAGTCTATTTATTAGAGCAAAAGATCCTGCTCAAGAAGTTCGGCAAATGCAATCAAGGCTCGGTACACCTGAGAGGATCTTTAACACCTATTGGAAACCACGGATTAAATTAGCTGACTAATAACGCTCTCAGCCCCTTCTAGAAACGCCTAGAGGGGGCTTGTTTCTCCACTCAGGTATATTCCCTTATATGGACGTTTTAAAGGCCCTTAAAGGCGATTTTAAGCTCTTTCTTCAAGCTCTTTGGCAGCAGCTAGACCTCCCATCACCTACCCGTGCTCAGTATGCTATTGCTGACTACCTCCAAAACGGTCCTAAACGTCTTCAGATCCAAGCCTTCCGAGGAGTCGGTAAGAGTTGGATCACTGGAGCGTTTGTTCTTTGGACGTTGTTCAACGATGCTGAGAAGAAGATCATGATCATTTCGGCTTCCAAGGAACGTGCAGACAACATGTCGATCTTCCTACAGAAGCTGATCATTGAGACACCGTGGTTAGCTCACCTTAGACCAAAGAGTGATGATGCTCGTTGGTCACGTATCTCCTTTGATGTTAACTGTTCTCCCCACCAAGCACCCTCAGTAAAGTCAGTTGGTATTACTGGTCAGTTAACTGGTAGTCGTGCTGACCTGATGATTCTTGATGACGTTGAGGTTCCTGGTAACTCAATGACTGAACTGATGAGGGAGAAACTCCTTCAACTGTGTACCGAAGCTGAATCCATCTTGACACCTAAGAAGGAGTCTCGGATTATGTACCTTGGTACCCCACAGACCACCTTCACCATCTATCGAAAGCTAGCTGAACGTAACTACCGTCCATTTGTTTGGACATCTCGCTACCCACGTAAGGATAAACTCTCTCAGTATGAAGGATTACTTGCCCCACAACTGGTTGAAGACATTGATAATGGTGCTGAGGAGTGGACACCTACAGATCCTGATCGCTTTACCGATGATGATCTCCTTGAACGAGAATCATCTATGGGTCGAAGCAACTTTATGCTCCAGTTTCAACTGGATACGACCCTAAGTGATGCAGAGAAGTTCCCACTTAAGTTCTCAGACCTCGTTATTACCGCTGTTAACCCAACCCAAGCACCTGATGCTGTGGTGTGGTGCAGCGATCCTCGTAACTGCCTCAAGGATCTCCCTACAGTTGGCCTACCGGGTGATTATTTCTATTCCCCGATGCAGCTTCAAGGAGAGTGGACTCCTTACACTGAGACGATCTGCTCAATTGACCCGTCTGGTAGGGGATCAGATGAAACAGCAGCTACCTTCATAAGTCAAAAGAACGGCTTCTTATATGTCCATGAAATCCGTGCTTACCGTGATGGCTATAGTGATAACACACTTCTAGACATCCTTCGGGGTTGTAAGAAGTACAACGTCACTAAGCTCCTGATTGAGACCAACTTTGGTGATGGTATCGTCGCTGAACTCTTTAAAAAGCACCTACAGCAGACTAAACAGGCTATTGATGTAGAAGAAGTACGGGCTAATGTCCGTAAGGAAGACAGGATCATTGATGCCTTAGAGCCTGTCATGAACCAACACAGACTTGTTGTCAATAGATCAGTTGTCGAGTGGGATTACGCCTCCAATAAAGATCAAGCACCTGAGGAAAGGCTGCTTTACATGCTTTTCTACCAGATGTCCAGGATGTGTCGGGAGAAGGGCGCAGTCAAACACGACGACAGATTGGATAGTCTAGCTCAAGGAGTGAAGTATTTTACTGAAGCTATGGCTATCTCAGCCTATGAGACGGTCAAATTAAAGAAGATGGAAGACTGGCAAGACATGCTAGACACATGGAAAGACGATCCTCAATCTGCTGCTAACCACATGGTTTTGGGGATGGATTTACCCCAAAGACAAAAGGCTAGAGGTTTGGCAAACAAAAAGTCAGTCCCCACCTGGGTTTAGGTCCAATCCCCTCCGTATACAGGGGGAGGGAGGGTGGACCCGATCCCTGAACGGGGGAAGACATCCAAGACAATCAAGTTGTCTTGTTCATCTTCCCCTTTTATCAATGTCCCTGGGAATGGACATTCCTTAAAGACAACAACTCCCTTCCCTTACTTACTCTAATATACTGAATCCAGTGAAACCCTGATGATATTCCCCTTCTAATCATCCCTGTTACTACTTATACTACTACACTAACAATGAGTAGAACGTATCGTAATAACCCATACTTTATCTTTAGATCACCTAAGACTGCTAATGAGTTAAAGAAGCAATATTTTAATGATGATGGTTATGATGTCTCGTATCATAAGAGATATCTTCCAACCTTACATGATGACATCCGCATTTCTGCTTACAAACAGTTAGACCACCACACTTAATGACTACCCACCAAGTCTCTCTTGTCCATATTACCCCTGATGCTGAAGAGTTGATCAGCTACATGGCTAGGGTCTCCAATCCAGATAATCAAAACAACACTGAGACATCCTCAAAGCTCATCAGGTATCTGATCAAGCATAACCATTGGTCTCCGTTTGAAATGGTCAACATGTGTGTTGAGATTGAAACCACTCGGTCTATTGCAGCACAGATCCTCCGTCATCGAAGCTTCAGCTTTCAAGAGTTCAGCCAACGTTATGCCAGGGTTACCCAACTACCAGAGTTACCAGAACTCCGTAGACAAGATCCAAAGAACAGGCAGAACAGCACTGGAGACCTTGATGAGGCATACAAGCTGAAGTTTGATCAGGAGATCGCCAAGTACTACGTTGAAGGTTACAGGTTGTATCGAGATATGCTTGATGCTGGTATTGCTAAGGAGTGTGCCAGAGAGATCCTCCCACTTGCTACACCGACACGGTTGTATATGAATGGGTCGATCAGGTCTTGGCTTCATTACTGTGATCTTAGGTGCAGCAATGGGACACAGAAAGAACATGCGTTGATTGCTGCTGCAGTGAAAGGAATTCTTTTCAAGCTTTTACCGAATATATGTGAGGCTATGTGGGGTCATGATGACTGATGATCGTAAGAGACGCCTAGAAGAGGCTCTAAAGGTTGCGGAGAGGGTTGGCAATACCTTCTTGGCTGCTAACATAAGAAAGGCTTTACAGGAGCTTCTAGGGGAGTATCGTGAAGGGCCTTAATTTTTGATAGAAATTTCTAAAGGGGTATAGCGCCTAACGTAGTTCCGATTTTCCCCCATCGGGGGGTAAGTTTGTAGGGACGTGCCCCATTATTTGAATAGCTAGATGCCGTATCTAGCGCGATGTGTATCGGTCTGAACTATATTATAGTGATCAAATCGTTTTTTATGTGAACAAGATGTAAACAAATGTGAAGCTAAAAGTTAGCACATCTGTTTCGACCTACACTTATACTAACCCATCAACGCTATAACATCACCATCCTACTCTGTAAGCCTCTACAATCCCTCTGTAATGTTGATCAGGTATACTGACATCACCACAAGATAGAATGCTGCACAGCCTCATACAAAGGCCAATCTATGGGCTCATCGCTTCGCTCTTCACACTCACGCGCAGCTATTCAAACACAACAGCACTGGCCTTATACGACACACCAGACCAAGCACTGTACGCATACCCATTAGAAACGCTGATAGGTAGACTTTCTCGTTTTGTATCAGGACGAACCACCAGCACCTGTGCACTCTGGTATAGTAGGTTCAACCGAGGGAGAGGAACCGACCGATGCGCCAGCCAGATTCATACCAGGCACTAACGCTGTTCACTTCTGCTATACCACTAGCGAAGTGCATTGTCGAGACTCCTGATGAGGATCTGAAACAACTTAAGATCAAGGTGCTCCCTAGCACGTTTGGCCGTAAACGCAAATCCCATCTCTAATCTATCCACTCCAGTACAAAACATGAAACTCACTAACTACGAGCAAGAGGTTAAGAGCATCCTTCAGGATTGCACTGGTTACAGCTTTGTAAAGATTGACGGTGAAGGCGAAGTTGTCTATGAACTCATCGATCTTCACGGTGATGTAGACGGTGATGCCTTTGAGGACTTCGATGACCTTGTTAGCTACATCTGCCACAACAGCGATGTAGACGATGCGATCTATGATCTGAATAAAGAGTACACCTATTTTTAACAACACTACTTACTGCATGAATACATACCAACTGTTTTTCGGTCGAAATATACCAAGCGGTGGGACAGTCACTGACTCTGATTTCACCAAGTTTCTATACTATTGCAATACCGTAGTGGATGGGTATACAGTCCAAGATGTTAGCGGTGTTTGGAAAGGTGAAAAAGAAGATACTAAATTGATGACTATATGTACTGATAACCGTGAAGGTGTGTATGAAATAGCCAGGGCCTATCGAGATGCCTTTAATCAAGACTCAGTAGCCGTACAAATCCTTCCTGCTATGGAATTCGTATGAAACTAACTCAGAAAGAAAGTCAACTTCTCACGTACATCAGTGAGGGTATGGATGAGCCAGGATGTGGATGGCTGCATGAAATTGCACCATCTAACTGGACAAATAGATGCACTGCGGGTGTGCTGTCCTCACTTATACGAAAAAACCTAGTAACCTCAATTAAACATACAGATAGTGGGATTACATGTTATTGGGTAGAACGCAAGACAGTTTAACCTAACTTACTTTATGTACCTACTCATATAACCAACCTTAGCCCTGCTGGCGGAATTGGTATACGCAACGGATTTAAAATCCGTACCATTGCAGGTTCGAGTCCTGTGCAGGGTATTGCTACTCACTGAGGGTAGCGTCTTCCAAATGTCTAAAACTTACCAAGAGCTTCTTCAAAAAACTTACATTCAAGCTTTGCGTAATCAGAAAGATGGAAATAGCATCCTCACTAAACTTGAGGAAATTTCTACTGATTACTTGACTAATGAAAATCCCAACCAACTGGAGGAACCTTCTGATCTTGTAACTGAGATCGAATCTCTTGACTTCTTTGATGAAGTTAATGAGTACGAAGAACTTGTCACCAGCTTCTAATCACACTCATCACGCAATCAGCTATGTCCACCACAACTCTTCCCATCATGCTTACCGGTCAATCTCTTGTTGACTTTGTTGACGATAAAATGACCCTTGTTAATCGTCAAGAGCTTACACGTACAGACATGATTAAAGATGCAGGCTACGTCAATAGTGACGGCAAGGCTCTTTATACAGAGTTCTATACTGAGCTTCTTAGGGCTAAGGGTGTTGTCCCGGTCACAGATAGCGATGTTGAGGATGATTCTTACGATAACTTAAGTGATGATGATAAAGGTTTGTACGACGTAGTTGACGACCGTTTCGGTCGTACTTGGGATCATGAAACGGTTCTAGAGTTTATCGACATTCTCAAAGAAAATGGGATTGAAGATAAACGTTCCTTTGATGATAATTTTTACGGTCGATTTGATTCTGAAAAAGACTTTGCTCAAGAGTATTATGAAGGTATGGGAGCAATTAACGATGACAATCCCCTTTATCATCATATCGATTGGGATTCCGTAGCTCGGGAACTTTCTTACGACTATGATTACGTTTCTTACGATTACGAACTCTTTGTCTTCCGTAAATAATGAACTCCCAACTTCGATCTAGGTCTAACACACCTGAGAAACGTTACTCCAAACGTTTCGCAAACAAGTCAGCCAAATGTCGGCAACGACGCAAGTGGCTGAAAACACTCCACCAACGCCTTCTCAATAATGCCTAAAGCTCTTAATGAAGACTCACGAAAACTACGTGTTGATCTTGTGGAGTTTATGGCTATTGCTGTTAAAGAGCGATCCGATGCTTCGTTCTACACAAATGAGCAAATAGCCGAACTCACCAAACAAATCAAACGAGTTGCCAAATTCTTGTGTATTGCTAATTAATGAAAGTTCATAACGTTCGTCAAGTTTACTCAAACCTCTCGCCTTATTGTAGTTTTGCTAAAGAAAATGATTTTATCAGCGTCACTGAATGGCACAACGGTGAGGGGTTTGATGTAGAAATTAGCTGCGATAAAAGGCGTGAGTTATTCCAACTTACTTACGGGGAGTTTCAAGCCTTACAAGTTCTAGTAAATTACAAAGAATGAAAGTAAACACTTATCGACTACTTGAGGAGTGCATTGAGCGTGGTATTAGAGGAGGTCTTATGAATGAAGATAGGGATGCCAGCCTTGAGTTCATTATCGAACGTTATGTTGACAGAGTAATGAACGAAGTCTGTGAATACTTTTCTTTCAACGGAGACTGCATTAATTGAATCACAATCATCGCACTTACGCTGTCATTCTTTCTACTGGTACTGAGTACATCCTTGCCCGTGACTCAGAAAGTGCAGCTTGGACTGCACTAGAGCTTTCACATGACAGGGAGGCACGACTCTTAGATGTAAGACCCTATAACGAGCCAGATTGGTAAGTAACAACCATACAAACACTACTCCTTTCTCATGTATTACAACCCTGAAACCGAGCGTGCTGTCCGCTCTATTGAACAGCAAGCCGCCGAAAACCGCAAAATCATTGAAAAGCTTTCTCCTCCGATTCCCAATGCAATTGTCTGGAGCAGCCTTGAGGGTCGTTGGATTCCAAACCCTGAGGCACAGCTTACCTATGGCAACTAATAAGTACTTCCCAAACAACTGGCAACAATACAAAGATGCAGACGATAGTGATTTCATTCCTCACACATTTGAGGAGGTTATGTCATGGAAAGTCTCAGGATGGGAACTTCCGTCCAGTGTATGCTGCCTTATACGTGTAACAGACTGTAACACAAAGAAAACGAAGGAATTTACATATCAAAACCTGAGAGCAGCGCAAGAAAAAGTTAACACTTTAATTAATGCTCCCGGAGTTGAATTTGTAGTCTGCGACCACAATCGGATCCACTTTATTACCCCTCAAAATGACTGACAAGACCTTTTCTAGACGTTTACAGCAACTGATTGAACAACTTCAATCCCACCCTCATCGTGACGAGATCCTTGAATTAGCCCAAAGCCAATTGCTCGATGATGTAAATACAGTTCCACATTGGAGCGACAAAGTGAGCTAAGTGTGCTACGATTAGTTGATTTATCTTTTTTCATGAAAAGGGTTACCTGCATATTCAGCACGGAAGTTCATCAAAAATTAAAACTTCTAGCTGTTCAGCGGGATACAACTTTGATCGCTTTGATTAATGAAGCTGTAAAAATGTATTTGCGGTTTTCTACCCAAAAAGATTAAATCCAGGTAAACTAATCAAGTTCACTCTTTTTACTACATCATTGTGACCATCTTTTCAGTCGGCAACCTATATATTGGTTGGGATGTCGAATCTTTTACGGATATACTTGTCCACTTGGGTAGGTTCCGTGTAGAATACGGAGGTTCACGGTCAGATCATGGACCCACTCCGGCGACAACGCACCTCCCCTCGGATGGAGCGGATGCTAAAGGTCATCAACCTTCTAAGGCTGTTAGATCGTGAGCTTCCAGCCCAAGTCATTGCAACCCTATTTTATGTAGCAAGCCATGAAAACTGCCACAAAGCAGCGATGGAGGAAGACCTTGAGTTTACCACTGCTAGTGGCAGTCGCAACACAGATTGGTTATCTAAGTTCCATCGACTTGGAAAACCAGGACTAGATCTAATCATTAAGGAGCCTGATCCTACGAACAAAAGACGTACTCAGCTTAAGCTAACGCCAAAAGGCAAACAGCTCATCCACCAAATTGAGGAACTTCTTTTTAATGACTGACATCAAAACATGGGGCAATGCCCTCGACTACACACTTTCAACTCGACACTCTTGGAGACATGGTAATGGCAGAAAAACTGCTCTCATCAATGCTGGTCACTTTACCTCGGCAGTTGGATTATCTTTCCCTGTGCGAAAAATTGATGTACCTCTCATCACAAGAGTATCCATTGAGCTTGAGGAATCAGGTAGAAGCGACGCGACAATCAATAGAGTCGTGTCTGCAGTTAGTACAGTCCTCAATCACTGCGCCTTTGACGGATTAATTCCAACTCCTGTTAAGTTCCGTAGACGTAAGGAGAGTGAAGGTCGTATTCTCTATTTTACCAAGGATGAAGTTGATCGTTTGGCTTTCGTATCCACTGACGTATTCATCAGGCAGGACTTAAGTGACATCATCACTTTTGCTGCTTATACGGGAATGAGGCAAGGAGAGATTTTAAAGTTGAGGCGCAAAGACATAGATTTTGCTATGAATCGTATCCTTGTTGGTGGAGAGGCAGCGGTTAAAACTAAATCTGGTAATGTACGTGCAATTCCAATACATCAGAAGATTGAAAACATTCTTGAGCAGCGGTATTCACAATCATCGCATGACTCATCACTGTTGTTTGGTCATGAATGGAATAACAAAGATCAGTTGTTAAGGGCATTCCAAAAGGCTAACCGCCTTGTTAAGAATGATGACAATTATTGCTTTCACGTCCTGCGGCACAGCTTCGCCACTTGGCACGCTGAAGCCGGTACCCCGATCCGAACCTTGATGACCCTCTGTGGTCACAAGAGAATCGAAACCACTTTGCGTTACGCAAAAACCACGGATGCAGCCTTAACTGAAGCCATGGCTTCGATCTAGGCGCGTCTACTGGTCGTCTGCTACAGTCGCCTCACGGCCATCAAGGCCACCGTTTCAGTGAGTCTCATCGCTGGAATCCACACGCGGATGTGGCGGAATTGGTAGACGCGCTAGTTTCAGGTTCTTGCCGTAAAAACCTACTTACGTGGATGAGTCGGGGTCAAATCTCCGACTCTCCTTTCTCTGACTACTATCCACTACGGTATAAATCTTGTTACCGGTTCTAGCGAGGATTCTTATTGGCTACACCAGAGGAAATTGATGCACAAGTTCAGTTAGAAAGAGACCAAATTAGATTAGGTTTAAAAAAGCTGAAGGATAATACAGAAAAACTGGAGAAGAAAAGCTATGCCAGCGCCACTATTTACGGTATTTCTGCAATCGATGCTTTACTTCCAAAACTAGTTTCTCGCATTGAAGAGACGACTCACAGAGTCAATCAACGAAAAAATGGTGTTGCATTTAAAGAGATCAGAAAATACTTGGCAGATATCGAACCGCTGGCCGCTGCTGCAATTGCTTTAAAAATAACCTTTGACAAGGTATTCAGCGTTAAACAGGGTAGCGACCAAGTTGCAGAGGTTTGTGATGCAATCGGTTTCGCTGTAGAATCTGAGTGTCGCATGAGGCACTACGAGAGGTCAGCCCCTGGCTTGCTGCACACTCTGAAGAAAAACTACTGGCATAAATCAATTGGCACACAACAGAAACTAACTGTTGTTAAGACTTTGATGAACCGATGCAACACAGAAGAGTGGGAAGCATGGGGAAGGCCAAACCGAATCAAACTAGGTACTTGGCTTCTGGATTGCATCATTCAGACTAGTGGGTGGTTTGACAAGCGATGCGTTAGAGAGGGTAGAAAAACTGTTAACTACATTGTCCCTACTCCAGAGTTTCTGGAGATCAAAGATAGGGTCATGAAGGACGCCGAGCTTTTCTCCCCACTGTCCTGGCCAATGCTGATCGAGCCTAATGACTGGACAAACGACCCAAAAAGACCAGGAGGATACATCCTTAACGAGGTCATGCGAGGTCACGACTTGGTACGTCGCGGCAATCCCCTCCGTATACAGGGGGAAACACCTCTGACTTTTCTAAATAAAGTTCAGAAGGTAGCTTATCGACTTAATCCATTTATCGTGGGTGTAGCAGAAGAGCTAAGCAGATTGGAACGCTCTGTTGGTAAGTTTCTCCCAATCATCAACCATGACTTACCACCTAAACCAGTTGATATCGAAGATAACTACGATAGCCGGAAGGATTATCGAAGGCGAGCGGCTGAAGTCATGAACCAAAATGCACAAGAATTTAAAAAATCTTGTCGCACTAGGATGACTATGGAGGCAGTCAAAAGATTTAAAAAGGTAAAAAAGTTTTACATTCCTTGGTCATTTGACTACCGAGGTAGGGCTTATCCTATACCAGCGTTCCTAACTCCACAAGATACTGACTTTGGAAAGTCTCTACTCAAGTTTGCTGATGGGTCATTTATGACTCCTGAAGCGGAAGGTTGGTTAGCGTTTCAAGTAGCTACAACATATGGCTTGGATAAAGCAACACTGACCGACAGATTGAAGTGGGTAGAGGAAAATCAGACACTGATTAGCAACGTTGCTAGTGATCCTATTTGTTATATCTCTGATTGGGAAGCAGCGGACGAGCCTTGGCAGTTCTTAGCTGCATGTGATGAGTATTATCGCTGCATTATTAAATGTGATCGTCACTTCACAGATCTGCCAGTGGCTACTGATGCTACTTGTTCTGGTCTTCAGATCCTAGCTGGATTAGCTCGTGACAAGAGCACAGCCAAGCTAGTTAATGTTCTCCCCAGCTCTGAGCCACAAGATGCTTACAAGGTGGTTGCCGAGGCTGCAAAGCCGTTGTGCCCACTTCGTCTTCAGCCCTACATGGATCGCAAGAAGACAAAGCGTGTAGTGATGACTGTCCCTTACAATGCTAAACCCTTCAGCAATAGGGGATACATTAGAGACGCTTTTAAAGAGGAAGGAATTGAACTGGAAAAAGAGGAGCTGACTGAATTAGTGACAGCAGTTCGTGGGGCAATGGAACAGATCGTTCCTGGTCCCATGAAGGTGATGAGGTGGATCGAGAAGGAGGTAGCCAACGCCATCAAGAGAGGCTCAACATACCTTGAATGGGTAACTCCATCTGGTTTTGTGGTTCATCAAAAGCTGATGAAAAAACAAGTTGAGACACTTGAGTTACAGCTTCTCGGTCGATGTAGAATCAATGTCGCCACTGGTGATACTGATAAGGTTGACATCAATCATCATAAGAATGCAACTAGTCCAAATCTAATCCACTCACTCGATGCCTCTTTGCTTCACCTTTCTGTTATTCGGTTCGATGCGCCAATAGCCCTGATCCATGATTCAGTGCTGTGCCGAGCCACAGATATGTCTCTTCTATCCACTGTGGTACGAGAGACCTACATGCACCTCTTTGCGGAGCATGATTACTTGCGAGACTTTGCAAAACAGATTGGAGCAGAGTCCGAACCACCGATCATTGGCGACCTTGAACCGGAAGCTGTGATTGAATCAACTTATTTTTTCTGTTAATGGCACAACCTATTCACATTACTCAACAGCCCGTTGTCCTTGAAGGTTTTCAGGCTGTGATGAAACCGTCTAAATATGGATACTCTTTGTCTGCGATCCTTGATCAGCGACTTATTGAGATCCTGGAAGACGACCGAAAGGATAGCCTCAAATGGGCTGAGTCGAAACTCAAAAACCCCAAGCGAAGCACCCTTAAGCCGGAGCCTTGGGAAGAAGTTTCTGAAGGTAAATATAAAGTTAAGTTCAGTTGGGATGCTGAAGCTCGTCCTCCTGTGGTGGATAGTGAGGGAACTCCTATCACTGATGAATCAACTCCTCTTTACAGTGGCTCTACTGTTAAGTTGGCCTTCCGCCAGAAGCCGTACATCCTCAAGGATGGTGTTACTTATGGCACATCCCTGAAGCTTGCCGCTGTGCAAGTAATCACGGTCAACGGATCGGCTGGTGTAGATAGAGGGGATCTGGATGAGACAGAGGCCGCTGCTCTGTTTGGGCAGACTAATGGTTTCAAGGTTGGCTCACCTAACGTTCAACCTTCCGAACAAGAAGAAGTAGAAGACGACGATTTTTAATGGCATTTCGATCTGGGTTGGAAGAGAAGGTAGCTGATCTTCTCACCAACCTGGGGATTAAATACGAATACGAATCCACAAAGGTACCATACGTTTTACAGTGCAACTACACTCCCGATTTCCTGCTTCCTAACGGTATCTACCTTGAAACAAAAGGTCAGCTCACCGAGGAAGACCGAAGGAAGATGAAGGCAGTCAAAGAAGCCAATCCAGAATTAGATATAAGGTTCGTATTCCAATCTCCATACAACAAGATCTACAAGGGATCTAAAACCACCTATGCCCAATGGTGTGAAAAGCATGGCTTCCAATGGACATCATTCCACTCTATCCCAATTTCATGGCTGACATGATTAAGCATCCGTACGGAACCAAGATGTTCTACAAAGAACAGTTTGACGATATTCTCGCTGATGTTCAGGGAGACTCTCCGTATTATGGAGAAAATATTGTAGATGGTTTTATTGCGTCCCTTCAAGAGTGGCGCAACTACCACCAGGAACAGGTAAATGAATACGAGCGAGTCGAACAGCGAGTTCGTGAGGCATCTGCCTTGTAATGTGTGCGGCTCATCGGATGCAAACTCCTTGTACTCCGATGGGCATACTTACTGTTTTTCGTGCAACTCGTACGGAAAAGCGAATGTGGAAACGGAAGACGTAGACATATTTGCAACCAATCACAATCATCAAATGTCCACTAATGTACGATTGCAAGGAGCAGCAGAACGGCTGCAAAAACGAGGAATATCCGAAAAAACCTGTCAGTTCTACAAAATCTACAAAGATGGAAACGTCCTACGCTTCCATTATTTCGATGATGCTGGAATACTTCGAGGCTGCAAAGTAAAAACAAAAAGCAAAATATTCACCTATGAAGGTGAAGTTCCAGGCACCTTATTTGGTCAACACCTGTTCCCATCATCCGGTAAGCGTGTGGTGATCACTGAAGGTGAGCTTGATGCTGCATCGTGTCAAGAAGCGATGCCAGGTTGGCCTATGGTGTCTTTACCGAGTGGCGCTGCAGCAGCTAGGAAGTCAATACAAAAGGCTATCCCATGGCTGCAGGGGTATGAAGAGATCGTCCTGTTCTTTGATAGCGACGAACCAGGCTGCAAAGCATCGGAAGAGGCAGCAGCAGTACTACCACCTGGCAAGTGCCGCATCGCCCGACTACAGGCTTACAAGGATGCCTCAGATGCCCTACAGGCTAATGATTCTGATGCAATTAGAAGAGCAATTTGGGACGCTAAACCCTACAGGCCAGACGGCATTGTTGACGGTAAGTCCCTACTTGAATTAGTAACTACTCCATCTCCACCAGCTAACCATGACTACCCCTTCAGCGGACTTCAGCAATTACTACACGGAATCAGATACGGAGAGCTTGTCACAATTACTGCAGGATCTGGCATTGGCAAGTCCAGCTTCTGCAGGGAGCTTGCAACTTCACTTCTACAAAATGGAGAGCGGGTCGGTTACTTGGCTCTTGAAGAATCAAACAGGCGTACTGCTCTCGGTTTGATGTCCGCTGCAGTTGGGAAACCACTGCACCTCGGCATCCACGAAAAAGAAGCCCTTACTGAAGCCTATAACGCAACCTTAGCTAATTGGAATCTATTCCTGTTTGATGGGTTTGGATCCTTCGATCCAGAACTCATCTATCAAAGGGTTGAGTATTTAGCCCAAGGGTTAGATACACGAGTTATTTTCTTAGACCACCTATCCATCCTCCTAAGCGGTCTTGATGGCGATGAGCGCCGAATGATTGATACCACGATGACCAAGCTCCGCTCATTGGTTGAACGAACAGGCATTGCAATGTTTCTTGTTTCACATTTGCGAAGAACGTCAAGTGATACAAACCACGAGGAGGGTGCCCGCGTCACTCTGGGACAGTTGCGAGGATCTGCATCGATTGCACAACTCTCTGACTCAGTTATTGCTCTTGAAAGAAACCAGCAGAGCACATCTGGAGGAAGTGATACAACTGTGCGAATCCTCAAAAATCGCTATTCAGGAGAAGTTGGCATCGCGTGCAAGCTGACATATGACCTTTCCACCTGTAAATTTCATGAAACTGAAGCAACAGACGAGTTCAACCCAAGTACCGACTTTTAAGCGTCCTAAACCGCCTACACCTGAAGCAGTAGCTAAAGCACAGTTCGTTGACAAGACCTTTAAATGGATAGGGAAATGACTAATTACAAAGCAGCGCCGGAGCAATGGGCAAAGATGGAGCAATCGGCGGAGAGCTACGGCACCTGTTCTTGCCTCCTTGAACTACGCGACCGCATCGCTGCCCTGGAGACCCAGCGCGAGACGGAGAAGGCAGCCATCCTGGACATTTACGAGAAGCTGGATCGTCTGAAGACCCAGCACGAAAGCAACTGGACTCGGATCGTGAAGCTGGAGGAGGCCAACCAGCAGCCCGAACCTATTGACGAAGAGGAGAACGATCGGCGGTTCCGCGCCTGCCTAAACGCGATTGATAACGCCACGCCAGAGCAGATCAGGGCCGCAGTAGCCAAAGCATCAGCCGACCATTTTCCTGACGCCAAGAAAATGGTCCCCGCCCCGGCCGGTGGGCTGGTGGAGCGGGTGGCGATTGCCGTTTGCCGTTGCGATGACTCATCCTCCTGGAGTGAAGAGGTAATCAACTGGACCCCCGAAGCACGCGCCGCGATCCTGGCTGTGGCGGAGTGGTTTGACGCCATTGGCTACGGCGCCACTGCCAGCATGCTGCGCCAGGAGGTGGAGCGTGGCTGAGCTGAGCCCTGCGGCGCAGGCGGTGCCGGAAACCCATGCGGGCTTTGCCAGGCACTCAATACGCCTTTGCCTCCTCGCCATCGCCGCCGAGCTGGGGAATAATGAACCTAATTTTTGACATCGAAACAGACGGATTACTTGATG